AAAGGCCCCGGTCTCCCGGGGCCCTTCCGATCTGGTCTCGTACTGTGAGATCAGAGCTGATCTGCGCTGTCGACGATCCGGATCGGGACCCAGAAGAACTCGCCTTCGTCGTAGTCCTCGAGGAGGTGACGGATGAACATCGCAATCATCCAATAGGCCGGTCGGCAAGAGATTTGCCAGGAGCGAGCCACTCGTATCTGGCATTCCCACAGTCCCAGATCCTGAGATAGCCCTGGAAATCACGGTTCTCGAACTCTGTCATCGCGGGATCGTCGTCTGAGAGCGCGCCCTTCCTCAGAGCAAAGCGATGGACTCGCGAGCTGGACCCCGGCGGCACATACCAGTATCCAGGAGGACTATCTGCGAGTCGAGTGAATCCGATCGCAGAGTACACCGATCCCTCACCCCATCGCAGGTCCGAAAAGGTGAAGATCCTCTCTGGTGAGTGCTCCCCGATGAACACCGATAGCATCTTGGAGGCTCCACCTCTGACTCGCACGGATGTGCAGAACCTGGAGATTTCCCATCCGTCGGCAGGCCTACCGCCCTTGGATCGACTGGGTCGCGAGAATGTCATGGCTGCAATCAGTGACCCGTTGAGCTCGAGGCCATAGCGGACAGCACATGGGGAATAGCCTTGGAGATGATTGGCATCCACGAAAGTCCTGGCCTCGACAGGTGACAACCGTCGGACCGTGCAGTCCCTTGCGTTGACCCTGATGGACGCGTCCAATCCGAGAGCAGATGCGACGTGGGACTTGACCAGATCTGGCTTTGCGAGCCATTCGTCCTCGAACACCGTGATCAGCCTGATCCCAGCCGCTCGACACCGTTCTAGCTTCGTCCTATGGTAGAGCCTGTCTCTACCGGACTGCTCGGAGTGCCAATAGAGGCCGCAGTACTCGAATGCCACCCCATTGGACGGGACGTAGACATCGAGCTCGAGCGGGGCGATGGCAGAGCGATCACCACGTATCGCGAGACCGACTCCGACCAATCCCTGCACGAGATCAAACAGCTCAAGCTCGCCCCTGGATACCACGACGTCCCTGGGGTTGCAGACGGGACAGAAATCTTCTCGGTATCGACTCACGTCGAGCATCATGTTATGTCGCACGAAAAGATGACCCGACTTGCAGCGAAACCACCATTTGCCGGTCTCTTTCTCGATCACGGAAAACCCCTGTCCCTCCGCGAATGCGAGTTTTCTTTCGATCGCCGCCCTCGACTTCTCATGGTTTATCTTCCTGAGCGTCTGGGCCGACTTTGCCGCGTGCTCTGGAAGGAGATTCTTTCCCTTCATCGGGCTCGGACGCCCTAGGTGGATTGCGGAGATCTTCTTCCTAGTCTCTTCCGAGGCCTTCCTCCCGAGGTTCGCACGACGGATCTTCTCGCGCGTCTCCGGAGAGACGATCTTGCCCCTGCTGGGATGGTCCCCGAGCTCGCGGTACTTGGCCTCTCTCTTAGCCGATGCCGCGCGCAGGTTCGCGAGTATCTCCGGGTCCTCGACCCTCTTCCCCTTGTTGTGCGGCGGACGAAATGCGTTCGCTGCCCTCAGGGCCTCCTTGACGTTGTCGGCCATCGCCCGGCCGGCCATCGGGTTCCCGGCGCCGGAATACTTGCGGCTCCTCTCCTCCCGATATGCCTGGCTGACGTCGCTTCCGTTCCCGTGCCTCTCGCGATACTGGGCAACCGTAAGCCCGTGGGACCTCAGGTGGGTGTTAGTCAGGAACCGATTGAAGGAGCGGCCGCACTCGAGGCACTTGATCTCAAAGTCCATTGAATGGATTTAGCACCGGTTCCGAGGAAAGTAAAGGCCCCGGTCTCCCGGGGCCCTTCCGATCTGGTCTCGTACTGTGAGATCAGAGCTGATCTGCGCTGTCGACGATCCGGATCGGGACATAGATGAATTCAACCGCGCCGATCGGCATGATCGCGACATCGACCCACATCTCCTTGCGTGCGAGCCTATCTGGCGTGTTCGTCTCAGCGTTGCACCTGACGGCGAAGTCAGACAGCGCGCGGAGAGAGGACAGGCCTGCGAAGTACTTCGTGACGAGGTTCTCCGCGGACTTCCAGGTTAGCGGATCGTTCGGTCGGCCGATGAACGAGCGGAGGGACTTCCTGAGGTCCCACCTGATCTTCGCGATCAGCCTGGACACGTTGATCCTGTCGAGCGCGTTCGCCACTCCTGTCGCCGTCTTCTGGCCCATGATCCTGAGCCCGGCGTCGTGGTAGAAGACGATCGGGTTCACGTACGCCGTGTACATCGCGCCGCCTGCGCCCTTCGAGACGTTGACTGCGTGGTATTCGCCGTCGTCTCCGAGGTAACCGACGGAGGAAGCGTTGAGGACGAGGCCGCGCTCGTCGCCCATCGGCGCGAACCACGGATACGCGACCTGGTCGTTGTACGCGAAGGTCCTGAGGATGACGGTGCTCGTCGGCACGAGGACGTTCTCACCGTCCGTGTTCGTCGAGAGGGCCCACGGAGACCAGTGCGCAGCGCCGGAATAGCCGGTGCTTGTGAAGCCCTGTTCGCCGGTGGAATCTGCCGCGGCGGAATTCGTCCTCCACCCGACGATCGTGGTCTCGATTCCAGTCGGCACGCCGCTCGGGATGGCTCTGGCCGGAGTGTCAGCCACGGCGAAAGCCGTCTCGCCGATGTCGACGTTGAGGTTGACCAGCTCATCGTAAAGTTCTGGATACCCCGGAGCGGCGATGAGGTCGAACCTGAACGCGTCGGACCGAGCATCTTCGTTGGTCGATAGCGCCGCCTGCAGCGCTCTGACGACGGCGTACCTGACGCCGCGACGGCCAAACCTGGCGCCGACGAACGGCTTCCACCTGCGGTGCGCGGCGAGGTCGAACGCGGCAGGAGTCCCGGCGCTCAGGACCGTCGGCTGATACGTACTGTCCCACACCTTCACGGTGTTCTTCGTCCTAGGATCGCCGGTGTTGATCCAGAACGTCCCGTTGACGACTGAAGACGCCGCGGTATAGGTGTCCGTGATCGAGACGGACGCCGTGATGTCTTCCCAGGCCGTCCCGTTCCACCGCTTGACGACGGGGAAGAGATCGAGGTTCGCTCCGGACACGTCGATCCAGATGGCGCCGGTCGCCGGAGAGGCGGGCGCGGACGCACTGATCACCTTCTGGCGGTTGGTCGGGTTCGCGTTGGTGGTGGTGAGGATCTCTTCCCACGCGTTGGACGCTTCGACGTACATCGCAAAATCGCTGAACGAAGAATCAAACCAGAGCTGGCCGTTCGACGGAGCGACGGTCGGCTCGGAGTCGGAGAGCGTGTACGTCAGCGTCGAATACGACGAGCCGTTCGAGATCTTGAGCGGGCGTCGGCCGTTCGTCGCTATTGTGCTGGTGTCCTCCCAGATCGTTCCGGCCGCGATTCCTGGCTGCGTGTCGGACCTGACGACGGTCATCGTCTCCCACGTGGAATCCAGGGCCCTGAAGCGCTTCAGGGCGACGCTGACGCCGCCAGCGGCAGACGTCGTCTTCCACCAGAAATCGTTCGCGCCGGCTCCGGTCGGAGCCGCGGGGCCGGTCCACAGCGTGTTGTTCGCAGAGACCCTGGAGTTGATGTTCGTGGTCGTCAGGTTAGTTCCTCCGACGGCGTACCAAGTCAAATCGTCGGCCTTGAACTTCAGGGTCGCGTTCGTGTCGGTGTAGTCGAAGGCCCAGTCTCCGGCCGATCCGCCAGACGGAGTCGTCGTGAAGATCCTGAACGGAACGGCTTCCCATGCCGTGTTCGCGGCGTTGCGGCGGAACACGCCGCCGACGATCGCGTCCTTCTCGATCCAGTAGGTCCCGTCTGGAGCGTAATTCGTCGGCTCCACGGTCGTCGCGACGAGCTGCCCGAGGTCGATATCGGCGCGGATGTAATAGGCCGCGGAAGAACCCCTGAGGAAGCTCCAGAGCGCGTGGAGCCCGTACTCGTTGGTCTCGTGACCGTGGACCATGGCCCCGCCAGAGCTCACGAACACTGGGTCGCCGAGCGTCTGCCTGGCCTCGCGCTGCGAGGTCACGAGGCGGAGGACTCCGCTCTCCGTCGTGCCAGCGGCGGTCCCGGTGCCGTCTGGAAGGCTCTTGCTAGCTCTCGTGGCGAGAACGATCAGCGGTCGAGCAGACGGCGCGGAAACGGTCGCGGCCGTCTGGTTCTCTACGCTGACGGCGACTCCGGGCAGCTCTAGGGTGGTCACCATCAGTCAGATTCTCCTTGCGTCGCGCGTGCGACGTTGATGTTCATTTGGCAGTCGTGGCGTCTCGACGACGTCGCCCATCGCTTTCTCTCGATGGGTCCCGACTTCGACGCCCGTTTAACGTCTCCGTCCGGCCGCGGCGACGCATCGATATCTATTCCAGACCGCGTTTCTGCCGTCCGCGCCTCAGAACTTCGGTGGAGTCGTCAGCCCCATGATGGCCTTGAGGATCGACCCGGTGGCCTTTCGGCCTCGTTTCGTGATCACTCCGGCGTCGCTCCTCACCTCTTTCTTGGCCGACTGTGGCCGTTCCATCCCGAACGCCGTCTGGCTCCACGTTCCATACGGCGGTGGCGGGACTTCGAAAGCCAAGTTCATCTCCTTTTCAATGAAATCTCTGCGGAAGTCGAACTTTGGCGCGACGACGTCGCGAGAATCGGCGTATTCTCTCGCCCGCTCGCTCCAGGCGGTCATCAGCGCTTCTCCAGATTCGACCTTGAACTCGACCATCGACGGGAAGATCGAATGTCGAAGTCCGATCTTATCCAGAGCCGCAGATATCCTGCTGGCGTTCTTCTTCGACATCGTGATGTATTGAAACGGCAGTCGCCTGGATTCTCTGTTTGTCGCCATGGCGGCAAGCGTCACAATCCCGTACTCGTGGCCCTCTTCTACGAGGTCCCGCGACAACCAGTCCACGCTCTTCGAAGGATCGCTCGGGTCGAAATTCCGCACGGAGAATCCGAGTCCAATCTTCTTGACAGTGTAGTGGATGTCGAATTCTCTGAGGAGCGCATCGAGCATCTCGGCATTTTTGTGTTCGATGACGCGGAGGATCAGCTCGCTCATTCGTCTGCAACCACGACAACGGTCTCTATGATGTCCATGGTCTCCCAATCGATCTCTGAGTTCAGGGTCTTGATGACGGCGTGGACGCTCTCGATGTGCTGAGCGTCGTAGACCTTCGTCGGCGGGCTCATGTGGACCGTCGTCGTAAAGTCCATGCTGGCGACGTAGTTCTGGTCCTCGCCAGTACCGGCGCCGACGTCGGCAGAAGCTCGCCCGATGTTGATGGTCCCGTCGAACTTGAGCACAGACTTGAATGTCCAATCGACAGGACTGTTGCTCAAGAGGATGTCGAGCTCCGGATTGAACACGGTGGCGATCTGCTCTATCAGCTGATGGAGCTGCTCGTTGTTCGACGCCCAGATGGAGAGCCTGACTCCGAGATCGTAGGGAACCGGCATCCGCCTCTCGGCGATCATCGTCCTGAACGCAGCTTCCGACCCGGGTGCGGTCTTCTCGTGGTAATAATACAGCTCCGTGTGCCCTGGAGCCCTCCTGAGCTTCTCGTCCTGTTTGAGCCTCGAGATGTCGAGCGCCATGGCAGGGAGCGTCCGAGCGGCATTCTCGTTCTTTCCCCCGAGCGCCCACGCTGCGAGGCGAGACATGTCGCCAAACATGATCGGCACGTTGATGAAACGCCTCTTCCCGTCGCGCTGCTTTCCGGTCATGACCTGGTACCCAGCGAAACACGACATGAGCTGGACGAGGTACCGCTTGATCTGATGGTCGTAGAAGAATGGTTTGCGCTTGACGACGATCTCGCTCATGAGCGTATGTATGCGCGTCGCTTCTAACCGGTCGATATCGCGCGACGTCGCGGGCGCTTTCTTGTCCTAGAGATCCACACGGCTTCGGATGTCCCGAAAGATACCGCGTTCGTGCTAGCGATTCCCGTGCCGACCATTTCGACCCTGCCGACCGAAATGCCGAGAGCCGATGCTGAGAACACCGTGATCGCCGAGGCTGCCGACGTTGAGCCGCCGCTGTTAGTTCTCAGCTCCGACCCAGTCTTGATAATCGCGGTCGAAATCATTCACCATAGACGAATCGATGGCATCGATCAGAGCGCGCAGCTTCGAAGGCTCCATCCGCAAGAACGGACGGAACGACATGTCGAAGACTTCGACGTCGCGCTTGTATCCAGGAGCAAAGCCGCGGACGCTTCCGTCGCGGATCCAGAAGTTGATGTCCGTCCCGGCTCTGTTGTAGATTCCGGCGCTGTTTTTCTCACTCGATGGCTCGTAACCACAGTCCTTCAGCTTCTGCCTGACGGCTTCGATCTGTTCCGATGGCTGAGACTCGAATCTCTTCTTCAGGTCATGCCAAGTTCCGTATGCGAGGCCGCGTTTGTGCTGAAGTTCGCCGACCGTTCCACTTCCGCGCTTGTACCCTGCGTCCTTCTGAGCTTGCTCGATCTTGCGATCTAGAGCGTCGTATCGGGCCTTCGCGGCATCTACCTGCTTCTGGGTGACCGGGCGATCGGCGGCAGCTTCGTCGAGGCGTCTGCGCAGGTCTGTCAAGCTGTTCATCGTATTCCCTTTCGTGGCAACGTCTGCAGATCAGATCTGCAAGATCTGATAACAACAATCGCGATCTATGTAATAGTGACCGTCGTTTTGTGTCAGGTTCTCGACGTCGTCCGGCGTGATCAAGCCCTCCAGCTTGCCACCTGGCAGCGATTCGTTCCGAGCATATTCGAGCAGAGCTTCTTTTGTCTGAAAAACAGACGTGAGCGTCGTCACCATGGCAGCGCGGCTATCGATGTTGATCAAAACGAAAACAGTAGAGGTAGCTTCGGCGAGGCGCCTGCGCGGAACACCGCTCGAGGACAGAGCCTTGTCCAACGTCTTGCGAAGATCAGATAGCGTCTGTGTCATGACGTATGTTGTTCTACGAGGGGGGTATCGCTGATCGACATGAGTTCTCCAAGTCCCGTTCTGTTGTTATGTATCCACTACCGTGCAATACATACGTCATGCTGTCAGAACCCACGAGCACGCCGATTCAGCGGAACAAGAGGACCGTAGAAGACCTCTATTCACACGTCAACACGATGCTCGGCGGCACGAGCATAGAGACTCACCTCGAACAGGACGACTTCGACGCCGCGCTCGACGAAGCCCTCCACCAATACAGGGCACACTCTGTCAATTCTGTCAAGTTCGGGTGGTACAGCCTCTACCTCGAGCCAGGAAAACAGCTGTACCGCCTGCCGCACTTCGTCGACGAGGTCCGTCGTCTCGCCAGGCTCAGGGGCGGCGTGCTCGGGACGGCCGGCTACGAGCCGTTCAGCGCAGCGTACGTCCAGCAGGTCCTGACGCCGCTTACCGGCTCTGGCGGCGGAACCGGCGGAGACATCGCGACGTACGAAGCGCTCGCAGATTACCAGGAACTCCTCGGTCGGATGTTCGGCGAATTCATCACTTACAGCTTCGAGAGGAATCGAAAGGACCTGCTCATAGACAGGCTCCCGAGGTCGCCAGAGGTCATCGGAGTCGAAGTGTCCGTGACGCGACCGATCGAGGACCTGATCAACGACGCGACGAGCTACAGGTGGCTGAGGTCGTACACGGAAGCGTGCTGCAGGACCATCCTCGGAGAGAAGCTGAGCAGGTTCGCCGCACTCCCGGGCCCCCAGGGCGCCACCAGCCTGAACGGAGACAAGCTGTCGACCCAGGGATCCGACATGAAGAAGGACCTGATGGAGCAGCTGTTGAACTGGGAGGACGGAGGAGAGCCGGCGATGCCGTTCTACGGGTAGGACTATATACTTCTTGATGAAGTATGGTTTCGTCTACCTCTGGTTCGATCGTAAGCACAAACGTTATTACCTTGGATCACATTGGGGAACCGAGGATGACGGTTATGTGTGCTCATCTACCTGGATGATCCAGGCATATAAGCTACGTCCCGGTGATTTCCGCCGTCGTATCTTGGCTCGTGTTGAAGATAGAAAAGCTCTCAGAACAGAAGAAGAGCGGTGGCTTCGCATGATGAAGCCGGAAGAGTTAAAGGGTCCACGTTACTATAACATTACCACCCGAAACAAAGCACCGGTACATTGGTCAGATAGCGAAAAAAGGCTCTCCGTAACCGAGAAGATCAGCAGGACGCTTACCGGCAAGAAACAGCCCCCAGAGGTCGTGGCCAACCGCGTCGCGAAGAACACCGGGAAGCGACGCACGCCGGAGCAGCTAGAGACAATGAGCCTCGCCCAACAGAATGCCAGAGATCTCCATCGCGCCAACGCGAAGGCCCTTTGGGAGAAGCGCAAGGCAGACGGACCTGATTCATACCAGTGGGCCAAGGAAGCGGCCCGGAAGAGGTCTCAGTCGAGCCACACCCCAGAGGCCAATCGCAAGTGGCAGGAGACCATGGCCGCGAAGAGGGCGGACGGATGGACGCCGCCGAAGCGATCTGACGAGCAAAAGGAGAGACAGCGGGAAGGGTGGACCGACGAGAGGCGGAAGGCCCACGGCGAGATGCTCAGGTCTCGGACGACCGACGAGTATCGGCGGTCCCAGTCCGAGAAGGCGAAGGCGGTCTGGACCGAGGAACGGAAGGTCCGATCCGGGGCCCACACGAGGGCCGTGGCCGAGAAGAAGAGGTCAGACCCGAGCTATCACTCGGAAGAGGCCCGCGCCCGCCGGAGCGAGAACGTCAGGAGGTCGTGGGCGGCCAGGAAGGCCAACAAGGCCTCTAGGGGCCTCTAGAGGTCCCGGGCCTTCTTCTGCGACTTCTTCATCTCACGATCGGCGACGGCGCGGTACGCGGGATCGTTCTTGTAATCCCGTTCGTGATCCTCGTAGGCGGCGATGGCGGCGCGGCGCAGTTCGGCGAACTTCTTGGGATCCATCTTGGCTTCCTCCTCGGTTGTGGGGAGACCATATAACAATCTCACATTGTTGTAAACGGAAAAGATGCACGATCAGCGGACCGGTCCTTAAGTAAGCAGGACCATGCCCAAGTTCCGTCCCATACTCAGAGGCCAGACAGAAGCGGCAGGAGACCGTGGTCGAGTCTTAAGTATGCAATTCCAGTCCTCCAGACCAAAATGAAAGTTCGTCACCTCCTCGAAAACGACGACGATGAGTTCTTCTGGGAGTCCCTACAGGACCACGGAGAGTGGAAGCCGCACGGCAAGTTTCTTGTCTCGGCGAGAGACCCGTGCATCTCCGTGGGCCTCAAACCGACGAATGCACTATCACGGCATCGACACCAAAATTCGATATACCGACGCGGACTATGCGGAGCTGCTCCGGTTCGAGAGAGATCCAGAAGTCCAGAGCATGTGGTGTTCGACGAGCCTAGAACTGCTGAAGTTCGCGTCGGAAGCGGTCCAGCTCGCGGCCGTTCGACAGGACGGTGGTGCGATCAAATACATCAAGAATCCCTCAGAGGCGGTCAAGCGCGCAGCGCGAATGAAACTCAATAGATGACGTCAAGAGATTGCTGAAATGTCCAAGTTTCGCCCGACCCATCCCATACACCTCTACCACGACGGCAGGCGGAGCAAGGATTCGATTCTCGCAGGCTCGCTCATAGAGGAACAGATCAACATCGGTGGAGTCACGGTCTACGCGTGGCTCATGGAGGGCTTCCACGACCAGCTCCACCCGAACGGAGCCCCATCGACTCCGCTCAAGGAGTCGCTCGGAGACAGGATCCAAGATTCTATCCTCCTGGAGACCAGAGACAGGAAGTACGCCGACGATGCCGTGAGCCTGCGCGGCGCGTACAGGGTGTCTGAGGTCCAGCTCGACTTCTCGCGGTGGGGCATCCAGCTGGCGCAGGACACCGTCCAGATGGAATTCCACAGAGAGGCACTAGAGAGGTCTCTCGGCAGGAAGCTGGAGCCAGGAGACGTCGTCGAAGTTCCGCACCTCAGGGACGTCGGCAGCGACGGAAGG